GGTGGGAATGAATAGAAGATGAAAATAAATAATGTATATGTTGGAAATAACATCGACATATTAAAAACCTTTCCAGATAACTCAATAGATAGTGTTGTAACCGACCCACCATACGGTTTAGGTAAAGAACCTAACGCTATTGAAGTGCTACAATCATGGATTACTAAGGGTTATCACGAAATAAAAGGTAAAGGGTTCATGGGTAAGGAATGGGATGCATTTGTTCCACAGCCTAACTTTTGGAAAGAAATATATAGAGTATTAAAACCAGGTGGTTATGTATTATCATTTGCAGGCACAAGGACATATGATTGGATGGTAATGGCAGTTCGTTTAGCAGGTTTTGAAATAAGAGATATGATAGCGTGGTTGTATGGGAGTGGTTTTCCTAAAAGTATGGATGTAAGTAAAGCGATAGAAGCAACACTATTAAAAGGTAATTCACATTCAAAATCATTAAGACAAGTTGAACAAGATGGTGATGGAGAGCCTTACACATTAAAAGGAAAAAATAACGGCATTATGGGTGAGGATAGAACTTATGATAGAAAAGAATTTGAACCAACAACCGAAGAAGCCAAACAATGGCAAGGGTGGGGAACTGCACTTAAACCAGCATTAGAACCTATTGTAATGGCTCGTAAACCATTAGATGGAACGGTAGCACAAAACGTCTTAAAACATGGCGTAGGTGGTATTAACATTGATGAGTGTAGGGTTGCAACTGATGAAACATTACAGCCATCATCATCAACAAAAATGAAATATGGTGGTAATTCATTTAATGAAAGTTCTACTATGAATGACCCAAATTGGGTTCAAAATCAAAACGGTCGTTTCCCAGCAAATGTAATCCACGATGGGAGTGATGAAGTGGTAAGTTTGTTTCCAAAGACAGGACCAACAAAACCACATGGTGGAGATGGTAAAAAATTAGATACACAAGACATGGGTTGGGGGTTTAAACGTATGCCTTCTAAATTAGAAGATAATGGTGGATCTGCAGCACGTTTCTTTTACACAGCAAAAGTAAGTAAAGAAGAAAGAAACTTTGGGTTGTATGATTTTAAAGATGATATTATTACTGATGGAAGAACTAAACCTATCGATAATGCATTTAATCGTGGTGAAACTAAAAGAAAGAACATACACCCAACCGTTAAACCTATTGATTTAATGCGTTACCTTGTTAGACTTGTAACACCAAAAAACGGTATATGTTTAGACCCATACTTAGGTAGTGGAACAACAGCAATAGCGTGTGAAATAGAAAAGATTGCATGGATAGGTATTGAACTTATACCAGAATATGCTGAAATTGCAAAAGCAAGAATTGCTGCAGTTAAAGATTATGAAGCAACCTTAGATACAAAAACTATTATCAAAGAAAGTATTAAAGAAGATAAAGAAAAAGAATTGGGCATACAAAATATATTTGATTTTATGAAAGAGTAAAAAAATGGAAAAGGAGTGAGAGAATGAGTAATACAACATTTGCAAAAGCAATAGAGGTAATAACTTATCTACAAGAACAAGACATTCATAATACAGTAGATGGACCTATCTACATCCCGAAAGAATACATCACAACATTAGAGGATCTGCTGATATCACATCAAAGTCAAGCAGTTTTAATTAAAACAGTAAAAGAATATATCGAAAAACTAAAAGAACAAATCAGAGAACAATTAGATAAAGAACCAGAGGATATAAACTTATACACATTAGAAAAAACTATTACAGACTTAGACTCCTACATCTTAATAGAAGAACTAAAAGATAAGAAACGATAGATGATAGAAGCGGTGGTATATATGTGCAGAAATAAACGAGGTGAGAGAATGAAACTGTTATATTTTCTAACTGAATTTGTAAGGACTGATGAAACAATTATATCAATTAAAGATGATAATATTTATTTTGTTGAAAACGTAGCGAAAAAAGATATTAAATTTATAGATATTGAATATGCGTTAGATTCAGAAGTATTAAATATTAGTGCAAAAAATAATACATTAGTGATTGTGATTGATTAAGGAGTGAAAGAATGAAAAAACTATTTAAAACATTAGAATATGTCTTACTTACCTTGTTAATAGCTTGGTATAAGTTAAAGGAGTAACCTATGGCGAAATACGAAGATTATAAGGTGCTATTCTATGAAACTGACAAGTTTTTGTATTACATAACTAGCAATAAGAAAGTAGTAAAAATGCGAGAAAAGTTAAGAGATAATTTTACATTTCGTAGATTCGAAGTGCCAATGACTAAAGAAGATTATGAAATGATTAAAAGTAAGTTTGACATTGATAAAGTCTACGAAGAAAAGATATTAGATTTTAGAAAGAATAGGGGAGTAAGACCACTAAGGTCTAGATTGGAGAGGAAGTAAAAATGGGAAATAGTGGATTAGTAAGAACGATAAGAAGTTCGATAGATTATGCTAGGGATTTTCTAAAAGAAAACCCAAAACCAAGTAGAAAAGAAGCAATTGATATGTTGGAAGATATTCTAGATGATATTGAATGGTGTATAAACAATTTAGTAAAAGATGAAGACATTGCTATCCTAAAGGAGATAGATACATTCTTCAAACAACGATATGATTTCTTATTCTATTCGATATTCTGGCAAGGTGTTTTTAATGCTAAGAACCGAGTTTCTAAATGGAAACAAACTATCCAAAACACGATAAGAAATTTAGAAAAAAGAGATTGAGAAGTGATGTGATATTCTAAACCTAGTATTAATAGTGGGGTATATGACAAATACCAAATTACTTGTTCTAAAAGAGTATAAAGGTAAAAAATTCTTAAAGTTTAACTTGTGGAATAAAGGTAACATAGTAACCTGTGTAGCTTTCGATAGCAATGCGACATATATATATAATCTAAAAAAAGACAAGCAACCAATATGTATACAAGGGGAGTTGAAAACCACGAAAGAACATATTGCAGGGTTAAGAATCTATGGATACTATGTTCTAGTTAAAAAGGTAGATTTTATATTTGATAAAGATGATGATAAGAAGATAATGAAGAATGACTTTAGAAATGCGCTTTATGAATTTGAGGGGGAAATTTAAAACAGTATGGCAAAAAAAAGAAATTGTAAAGAAAAAGGAGTGATAGTAAAGAATGAAGTTAAAAAAAGACTTTGTTTATAAAGACCACTATTTAACCTCATACCAAACAATAAAAAATGAGATTAGGTTATCTCAATTCGATCTATCGGTTCTATATATTAAAGAACAAAATAAACCCATGTTAAGCAATAGTATTGAAGCTAGGGAACTAGATATAGAGATAACAAGAACTCAAGCATACATAAATAAGTTAAAAGAAAAATTGCAAGAGTTAGGAACGTTACTGCTAGATATAGCTAATACATACGATGATGTCAAGTTAAGAGTATTTGTCGCTATATATATAAGGGGATATCCTTACAAAAAAATAGCACAAGAACTAAACTTAACATATGGCACAATAAAGCAGTATAAATGTATGTTTAACAAAGACCTAAAAGCATTGTTTGGGAAAGAGTATAAGACACCTCAAAGCACAAAATGAGGTGTTTTTTAATACTTAATTAACCATTTATATACAAAACACGATAAGTATTAACCTTATTTACCTCTTATATACCGTTAAGCCATATATTAAAGAAATATAATGTAACTAGGGAAAGGCAGGTGTTATGAAAAATGGTTTATTATAACGATAGATATACCGATGTTGGTGTTGAGGAATACGAAGAAAAGACTAATCCTAGAGCTAGGATAGATGAACAAGAATACATAATCCTTAACAACTACACAAAAGCTAAGAACAAGAAAACAAACCTTAAAAAATATCATAACAACCTATCTAAATTTGCAAAAACCGTTCTAGCAGGTAAATATACTGAAGCAGATGGGCAAGAGATAACCGTTGCAGAAAAAGTAGTAATGGGTGCTATCGCAAATCTTATCGCAAATCCAAATATGAAAGATTTACGTGAATTGCAGAAGTTGGTAGGCGAAGATGGTGCTAGTGATGTTAGTGTAAAAGTATCGGTAGAAAGTTTGCTTAAAAAAGTTGAAGGTAGTGAGTTCTAGTTTATGGCTATAAATACCAAGAAATATATAGAAACCTACCTAAAAATTGTAGATAAAAACTTCCAACTAATAGACTTTAAACTTAATAAGTCGCAATTACGACTTTACAATATTGTTAAGAAACAAACAGAAGCAAATAAACCTGTTAGAATTATTATTCTAAAAGCAAGACAAATGGGGTTCTCTACATTGATCGAAGGAATTTTGTTCAAGATAGCTGCAACTACACCGTATGTCAAAGCAGGTATTATTGCACATAACGTAGAAACAACAAATGCGATATTCAATATGACAAAACGCTTCTATAACTATCTTCCAGACCAACTAAAACCTCAAACTAAAGCTAGCAACGCTAAAGAGTTAATCTTTAATACAAAAGATGGAAATGGACTAGATAGCATTATTCAAGTTATGACTGCTGGTGGAGAAAATGCTGGTGTCGGTCAAACATTCAAATTCTTACATTGTTCTGAAATTGCATTGTGGCCTAACCTAGAAGCAATATATCCCTACCTAATGCAAGGTGTACCAAACTTACCAGGGACTATGGTATTCCTAGAAAGCACAGCAAGAGGTTATAACAAATTCAAAGAGCTTTGGGATGATGCTGTTGCAGGGAAAAACGACTTTATACCTGTGTTCTTTCCGTGGTATGAAGATGAAACCTACAAGATGTATTATGATGGGTTTGAGTTATCACCTAAAGAGAAAGAACTAAAAGCTAAATATAACCTAACAAACGAACAATTAGCATGGCGCAGATACAAGATTAGAACTGAATTTCTAGGAGATGAAGAACTGTTCACACAAGAATATCCTGCGTGTCCAGAAGAAGCTTTTATATCAACGGGTAAGTGTTATTTCAAACAAGAGAACATTGTAGAAAGACTAAAGAACCTTCCACCATCTGTTAAAAGAGGTTACTTCACATATAAGGAAAGTCCATACAAGGATGATGAAGAACAGTTGTATGACATTCAATGGGTAGATGACAGTCGGGGGGATATAACTATCTACGAAGATGTTAAACAAGGTTATCCATATGTTCTTGCAGGTGATACAGCAGGAGAGGGAAGCGATATCTTTACAGGACATGTAGTAGATAACATTAGTGGGAAACAAGTTGCAGTATTAAATCAAGAATACAACGAAACCGAATACGCAAAACAAATGTATTGTCTAGGTAAATATTACAACTGGGCAATGATTGGTGTAGAAACTAACTTTTCTACATTTCCACAAAGAGAATTAGAAAGACTAAAGTATCCTAAATTCTACGAAAGAGAGAAGACAGATACATACACAGGTGCAGTGTCCACATCGTTTGGGTTTAGAACAGATACAAAAACTAGACCTTTAATTCTAGGTCAGTTACAAGCGATAGTTCTAGAACATCCAGAACTAATTAACGATAGAACTACCTTAAATGAAATGTTAACGTTTGTTAAAAACGAAAAAGGTAGACCTGAAGCTGAAAAAGGCAAACACGATGATAACGTTATGGGTTTAGCAATAGCACATCATCTCCGTTCTAGCGGGCAACAAAGAATGACAGTTGAAGAAATTAAAGTTGAGAATAAATATAAACGACCTAAATGGGCGCAAAAATTGATTGATAGTAGAGAGAACACAGGGGAGGCATTTATAAGATGGTAATCAAAACAAAAAGGCAGTTGCAAATTGAAGAATTGCAAAGGCATAATCGGGAACTCGAACTCAAAATTTCAATTCTAGGAAAAGACATTGAAACACTTAGAGAAAAGAACATAGAACTAAAACTTGAAGTATCGAGTCTTACAGGAACTATTAAAACCTTGCAACAAGAGATATCAAACCTCAAATCAAACTACATCGAACCTGAACCACTATCCAAAGAAGAACAACAAAAATTAGCAGAAAAACAAATGAATTTGTTAGACCAATATCTAAATGGTCCAACTAAAGATAACGGTGGTGTTCCAGTATTATGAGTGCTAGATATTCAAAAGAAGAAATAGCCGAACGTAAAATATCCCACGTTTGGAAGTTGTGGGAAAGTGGTAGGAGTTTTGCTTCAATTATAGGTGCTTTACAAGAAATCCCTGAAAACGTAAAATTCTACGAGGGAGATCAATGGGCGCAACCAACAAAAGCTACTGCACATATGCCTAGACCAGTGTTCAATGTTATTAAACTAATTGTTAATACGATTGTATCAAATATATTAAGTGTTCCTGCAACATTAAGATTTATAGCTGCCGAAGATGAAGTATCGACAGAGATATTCACAAACTTCGCAAAGCACATCTTAAAAGAAAATAAAATTGAAAGTTTAGATGAACAAGCTGTTTTCGATAGTGCTATTAAAAAATTATTTTGTTACCACGTGTATTGGGATAGCAAAGCGTTTGGAAAGAATGGTAAATACGAGGGTGCATTAAGAATTGAAATGATAGACCCACTAAACGTATGTGTCGCTGATCCAACTGAAAAGAACACTCAAAACCAAGAGTGGATAATTATTAAGAAACGTATGCAAGTAAAAGCAGTTAGAGAACTAGTAGGGGATTCTTTATCGGAAAAAGAAAAGGAAGAACTAATTGTTTCAGATGAATTTGAGCCTATTTATTCTAATCAACACGAACAAGATGGAAATAAGTATTGCACTGTTCTAACTAGATATTTTAGGAAAGATGGAGAAGTCTATTTCGAGAGAGCAGTCAAAGGAACTATGTTACATGACCCAATTCCATTAAATCCTGCACTAATAGAAGTAACCGATGACTTCAAAGTTAAGATTAAAGAAAATGGCGATATAGATGTAGATGGGAACATAGATAGTGAAATCGAGGGTGCTACTTCAACTGAAGTCAAAGTAAAAACCGATGATAACTTCAAATCGTATCTATATCCATTAGTTATAGGTTGTCTAGAACCAAGCAACAACTCTATATATGGGTTAAGTAAGGTTAGAGATTTAATCCCTAATCAAAAGGCAATTAACTTCAATATGGCAATGGTACTATTCAACACCCAACAGGTTGCTTGGTCAAAATACTTAGTTAAGGCTAATGCTTTAAGAGGTCAAGAAATTAATAACGTTCCGGGTCAAGTCTTGTATGATTATTCTCCGGGTAACGGTTGGGGAATTAGTGCAATGCCGGGAGTTCAAGTATTGAGTAATGGCGCAGTCGAGTTAACTAACGTAATGGTTGGGTTAACAAGAACACTAACAAATGCTGATGAAATCATGACAGGCGATATGATAGGTAAGAACATTAGTGGAATTACAATCGAACTGTTACAACAGCAAAAGAATAAAGCGGTAGATAAAGAGCAAAGAAGATTTTGGAGATATAAAGAAGAATTAGGACTTATCCTAAAACAATTCTTTATAACCCATTATTTAGAACAAGAATTTACGTTTGATATAAGCGATGAAAATTGGCAAAAACTACAAGACATTAGTTATAAGACAGGCGAGAAGTTTAACCGAAAAGTTAAAGCAACATTTAGAGGTGAAGACTTTAAATTCAAGGATATTGATGTTGTATGTGAAGCAGGTGCAGGAAGTAGATATAGTGAAATTCTAGTAATGCAACAGTTAGAAAGTCTACTCAAAAACAAACTAATCAACTTCAAGCAATATGTAGCTTTACATCCTAATATGTCTTTCAAGGGAGAGTTAGCAGCTCAAATAAGAGCAGATGAACAAAGCGAGTTAAATCAATATAAACAAGCCTATGCCAAAGCAGTTCAAATTATCGAACGATTACAAGCACAAGTTAAGCAACTAGGGGGAAGTAACGAACAACTAAATCAATACATCCAACAGTTGACAAAACAATTTGAAAGCCGAATTAATCTAGCAAATACCGAAATCAAGAATATGCAAGACTTTATGCAAAATATTCAAGGTGTTCCTATTAATAGTGCAAATCAAGTTTCGAAAGAGGAACAAATACAACAAAAGTAATAACTCTATTATCTAAATAGAGATTACATAAAAACACACTCTGTATCTATACAGTGCTTGAAAGATAGCAAGAAATAGAAATCAAATATAGAAATTCAGTAACCATGCTGTATCTAAAAAAAGGAGGATAGAAAATGGTAGAACAAGAAGTCTTAAACAACACAAATTCTGCTCCGACAAGCAGTGGGGAAACATTCGAAACGAAACCAGAAAATGTCGAAACTAATCAGCCTAATCAAACCCAAACAAACGAAGTTAATAACAAAGATAACACAAAACAAGAAACTCAAGAAAACGAGGATATAGACTTCGATGATTTGGAAGATGACAGTAGTGAGAAACAAGAAACTACTGAAGAAAGAACTAAAAAGCAATCTAAGGCTGAAAACAGAAGATATGCAGAAATGCGTAGAGCTAAGCGAGAAAGGGAGAAACAAGAATTAGAGAAGCAAGCTTATAACAAAGGTGTATTAGAAGCTACAAATGGTATTAACCCTTATACTCAAGAGAAAATCGAAACAGATGAAGATATTGAGGAATTTAAAATCATGCAAGAATTGGCTAAAAAAGGACTAGACCCAATTCAAGATTTTCACAAGTATGTTAAACAACAGAAAGCAGAAGAACGAGCTAGGTTAGCCAAAGAACAAGAAGAAAAGGCTAAACAAGAACAATTACAAAAGGAAGCACAAAAGAAGTATGAATCAGACTTAAATGATTTCAAATCAAAAAATCCTGATGTAGATGTTCAAGCATTATTAACAAACGAAAAATTCTTGTTATTTGCAGAAGGTAAATTAGGGTTAAAACCATTAGATACAGTTTATAAAGAGTATCTTAACTTCACAAATGATTACGAAACAAAGGCTAAAGAAACAGCCAAGAAAATGGTAGCAATCAATTCTACAAGTGTAGGAAGTCTATCAGGTGGCAAAGGTGATAGCAAAGTTGTGGACTTTACGAATATGTCTAAAGCAGAATTTGAAGAATATTTAGACAAAGTAAAACGTGGTTTGATTAGATAGTTAAGTATCATCTAATTCTTACAACACTTTCTTGCTAATTAATAACAAGGAAAAGGAGTGCAAGAATAGTATGGCAACTAATGAATTAAATACAATAATTAACCCTAATGCAGTAACAGGGGTAGCGAATTTATCAGCGCAAAATAAAGAGTTCTACGATAGAACTCTAAGAGAAAGACTATTAGACAACACAATTTGGTTAGAGGATGCACAAAAGAAAGTTCTTCCAAGAAACAGTGGAGATACCATTAGTTTTAGAAAGTTTAACTCTCTTGAAATCCCTGCTAGTAAATGTGAACTAAGCGAGGGTGTAGTGCCTGATCCAAACTCATTAAGTATGACAGAAGTCAAGACAACTGTTAAATTCTATGGCGATCATGTCAGACTTACAAAAGAAGTTGACTTACTTGCAATTGACCCAGTATTAACTGAAACAGTTGAATTACTAGGCGAACAAGCAGGAACAGTCGTAGACAACTTGGTAAGAGATGAAGTAGCAAAATCAACAAATATTCAGTATGCAGGTTCAGCTATTTCAATCCATGAAATTAACTCAAAGATTACTTCAAAGGAAATTAGAAAGGCTGTTAGAACATTAAAGAAAAACAACGTTAAACCATTCAAAGATGGATACTTCCATGCAATTATCGATCCTGATATGGAATTTGATTTACAAGATGATCCATTATGGCAAGATATTGGTAAATATGTAAATGGAACTCAGTTATTAAAGGGCGAAATTGGTAAAATGGCTGGTGTTAGATTTAAAGTAACTAACAACACCAAGAAAATCGAAAACGACAACAAACAAAACGTTCATGTTATCGCTATCTACGGTAGAAACACTTTCGGTGTTGTAGATTTAGATGGTGGAGATGGAAAATCCGTTAAACCAGAAGTCTATATCATTCCTAGACAAAATGTATCTCTAGACAACCCATTCAAACAGATTGGTGCAGCTGCATGGTTAATTGATGGATTTGCAGCTCACTTAATTGAAGAAGTAGGAGTTGTATTACTACACGTTGTTCCAAGTGAAGAAATCATCCCTGATGAATCACTAATGACAATTCAGTTCTACGATGGAGATACTGAATTAACTGAATTAAGGCTAGAGAAGAGAGCCTATTTACCACCAGTATTGCCTGCAGTTCCTGAAAAAGATGGTTACACAAACGATGGTAAGTGGTATACAGATAAAGCAACCTTAACTACAGTAGCAGTAGCAGGAGCAGCTATTACAGAAAATACTAAGTTATATGCTAAATACACTCAAGACGCTCAAAATTAGTAGATAGATAAATTTAATAAATAAGACTAGGTTAGGTATATATGCTTAGCCTAGTCTACCTAAAAAGGGAAAGGAGAAGACAAAATTAATGGCAAAATTAACAAACCCAAAACCAATCGAAAGCATTAGTGATAGTGCGTTAGATTCAGAAGCAAAAAGATTTGGCAAGCAACTAGCGAGAGCGCCAAAAAGAAGAATTAAAATCCCTAAAGACCCACTTAATCCGAAAGAAACAATGATTAGGGTAGTTTTAAATGGATATCAATTCAATATCCCATTAGGAAAAGAAGTCGAGTTACCTGTTCCTATTATTGAGATTTTGGAACGTTCAGGAAGATATTAATAAATTAACAATTATAAAATATTTTTCAAGTCGTTCCGTAATTTATTTACACCTATTATGAAATAGTTTTACGGATTTATTAAATCTTATACTTGTTTCGTTAAAATTATTACAAATGATGAAGTTAGACTTAACTTTAGAATATTAAAGTAGGGTCGGTGGTGGGGAGAAAGAGATAGGGGTAGAGTATTCTATCCCTATATTTGTATTTAAAAGGAGTGGGAGAGAAAACATATGACACTTGGAGAATTAAAGATTGCTATATTAAAACTATTAAGCAATACAAACGATGATTTAACAGTAGAAAACTTAGCAGAGCTAGAGAGCGATGACAACTACAATACTTATTTAAAAAATTGTAGAGAAAGCATAAACAGAGCTTTTACAAGATTATTAACAGAGAAAAAGATACCTTATTCAACACTATATATTACTCCTGAAACACCTGTTTCTCTAATGACTGGTAATACATGTAGATATAGGATAAAAGAACTAGCAAACGATGTAAATACAGTTATTAAGGTCATATACGAAGATGATTTCGGAAACTCATACACACAGAATCAATTAAGAGTTGAGGGAGAATATATCGTATTGCCTAAAATTAAAAAAGGAATATATATACTAGTTTATCTACCTAACGTTACTATTCCAATAGATATGCCAGACAATGCAGAGATAAATGTTCCAGAACATATATGCAACCTAATTCCTTATTTTGTTAAAGCCGACCTATACGAAGAAGATGAACCTGAACTAGCAATGGCGAGTAGAAATTACTTCGAGAACGCAATTGCAGAGTTAAAAACAAATGAAGATAACGAAAGACAAAGTTACATTAGATCAGTCTTTCAAATGTTCTAGGAGTGTATACAGATATGGCAATTCAAATGAAAACAAATAAGTTAAGCACAAAATCATTGTTTAAATATCAAATAGGGGATTTAAAAGGTGTAGATTTCACGAACAGTAGATTAAAGGTAAACCCTAAAAGAGCAGTATTATCGAAGAACATTATTAAAAGAAATGGAACAAACCAAAAACGCTTTGGTTGGAAAGAAGTTAAGCATTTCTTTAGAGTAGACAACGAAGGTAATATTATCCAAGATAAAATCAATGGAATTTACAAATTAGGGAATAAAACGATAATTCAAGTAGGAACGAGATTCCTGTATACAACCGATGAATTAGACAATGAAAATGCTCTTTACATAGAGATTGATTCAAGTTTAATCAATACAGATAGGATTATAGATGATAAATCGTATGGAATAGTAAGCAAAGATAAGTTGTATATCCTTTGTGGAGATTATCTAGTATATGATGGTGTAGAAATGAAACGTGTAGTAGACACAAATCCATATATTCCAACAACTAGCATTGCAATATCTCCGTTAGGTGTAGAAAACAAACAGACTAGCTATGAAGATGTAAATTTATTAACAAAATGGAGAAAGAATGAATTATCCATGATAAAAACCGAGTTATATGATTCAAATGAATTAACACAATTAACCTATAACCTAGACAGCACGATTAAAGGTGAAGAAACCGACAAGATTAAAATCGACATTCATTATGTAGAAGAAACAGAAGAAACAATAGATGTTGATAAAAAAATCCTTAAATACGAGAACAAAATTTTTACATTAGAAGCTTTTCTTAACCAATCAAGTATTATAACAGGACGTGGTGAAACTTCAGTTACATCAGCTATTATTAATAGTAATAACGGTATTAACGCACAAATTACTCTATTTGTAACAAACAAAAATGAAGAAACTGGAATTAGAAATTTGCGTATAGGTTGGGATGATCCATCCACTCCAGTTGCAGAAATACCAATAGATAATATTACTAAGATAGAAGTTTTATATCCACACGAAGTAGAAGGATATGCTGATAAGATTAGCAAATGTAGATTTGGAACATTATTTGGATATAAGAGAAACGATAGACTATTTGTAAGTGGTAATCCTGATTATCCAAACATGGATTGGTATAGTGCCGAAGAAGACCTAACTTACTTTCCAGATTTAAACTATACAGTATTTGGAACAGATAATAGCAAGGTAATGGGCTATTCAATTATTAGCGACAATGTAATGGCAGTGTTCAAATCACATTCTACACAAGAACCAACTATATATTATCGTTCTATCAACTTAGCAAATGTTACCGATGATAGAGGCAACTATATATATAGACAAGATGGTGGAACATACACAACAGAAGTATTCCCTGTTCAAGTAGGTAGCATTGGAGAAAGTCTAGTATCTAGGTTTACTCTAGCTAATGTTAACGAAGATATACTTATGCTATCGAAAGATGGTGTCTACGGAGTAGTTGTTAGCAATAATCTTAGCAAAGAACAAAGATATGCAAAACCTAGAAGCAGACTTATAAATAACGAGTTCTTATATAGTTCAAAAGACTTATCTAAAGCAACTTCTACCGTATATAGAAATATGTATTATCTAGCATTAAATGATGAGATAGGAAGCTGTTACGTAGCAGATACAGCAAGTGTATTTAGACTAGAAGATGATTTGCTTGATACATATCAATATGAGTGGTATTACCTAGACCATATACCTGCTAGACTATTTTATCAAAACGGTCTAGACAATAAATTATACTTTGGAACTGATAAAGGACAAATATGTGTATTTTACGACAACGAAAATCAACCTTTTGCTGATACTCAAACAATATTGTGTCCAGAGGGAACTTTAGATGTAGATTTAGATACAAACACAGTAACCTTTACAAACGAGTTTAAACCTTACTTCGAGAAACTAGGAGAAGAAGATTACATAGATATAGAAACTAGTTATAACGAGGAATACAAACTGTTAGAGAAACTTTTAGGAGAAGAAGATATTGTTAGTATATCTGAAGAAGATGAAACTAATACAGCCCTAGAAATAAGTCCAAACAAGTTCGCATTTAAGATTAGATATTTAAATGGAATAGATTGTTATGTATCAGGAGCTGGAGATACTGTTTATGTTCTAGAAGTCAATATACATGACTTTAAGATTAGATTAAAAAATAAGGAAACAAGCGAGTATCTAGTATTTGCAGAAAAACCAAATGCAATCTATATTCCTTTACAAAAAAGTAAGATTGTAAATGTGGATATAGAGAACAACACATTCCAATTACTAGATTATATCGAAGTTGAATTAAACGAAGACAATACAAAGATATTAGATTCAACAAATATAGTAAAAGACTTATATATTATGGGTGGAGAAACACATACATATTTCGGTATTTTACACTTAGAAGATATTGTTAGTGCGTATTGGGAAACCCCACCTACGCATCTAGGGAATAATGGATATACAAAAAATCTAAACTCAATAGTTACAACCTACGAAACAGTTATCGGTGGAGAAGTAGAAATAGGAGTTATTACTAGAGATAATATGCGAAACTTTGAAGTAGAGGGTGTAAATGTATTAGATTTCGATAATTTAGACTTTAGCAACTTTACTTTTGAAACTAGCGAGTTTGCCAAATCTCATGTTAAGAGAATGAAACTCAAAAACTTTAACTATATCAGTGTATATTTCAAGAGTGAGAACAACAAGAATGTCGCTATCAACGATATAACACTTGTTTATAGTTTAGGCAAAAAGATTAAAGGAGTGAGATAGTAAATATGGCAATCAATAAAGTAAATACGATAACCGATGAAACATTAGATAAAATCAAGAAAAAGTCGGTATTATACCTACCAAATAGACCTAGTGAAAAAGGTATTACCGCACAACAAATTAAACAAATATTTACCGATTTAGTTGTTGGATCTAATTTATCTACAATATCCGAGATAAAAAGGATAGTAACAGAGATAAACAACATAATCAACCAAATAGAATTAGCAGATATAGAAGTTAAGGAAGAATTGCAATTAGAACTAAGTTCAGCAGTTGATGAACTAAATCTAGCAATTTCAGGTTTAGAATCAGACTTGCTTTCACACAAGAACAATACCACAAATGCGCATGGTATAGATATACTAATTGCTAGTCTAAACTCATTGTTGGACAACCTACAAGCTCATGCCAATAATACCGATGCACACGCTTTAGATTTAGTTAAGGCTGATATATTAGCGTTGGAAAGCATATTAAATTCAACTACCCAAAATAACCTAATGGATTTAGGAATGTTCATCGAGGGTATGGGTCTAAACACAAACGTAGGTCAACAAGTAGATACTCAAATCAATCAGCATAACACTGATGAAGAAGCTCACAGTGGATTATTTAATGCGATTAAAAGCAGACTAGAATCAATAGAAAATATTATTAAAACTATTGATGGTGAAGAAGATGCAAATGATGTAATAGATAAATTGCATGAGATAGTTAATCTATTAAACGGTTATGCAGAGGGAACAACCTTAGTAAATCTATTGAGTGGCAAAGCAGATACGAATCATAACCACGATGAAACTTACGTTAAAAAAGAAGAAGGTAAAGGTCTATTTAGTGGTAATTACAACGACCTAACCAATAAACCAAATATTCCGACAAAAACAAGTGACTTGACTAATGATAGTGGGTTTATAACCGAAGAAGATATACCACAAGGTTTTAGTGGCGATTATAATGATTTGGAAAATAAGCCGACTTTATTCAGTGGTAGTTACAATGATCTAACTAACAAGCCTACAATACCTAGTAAAACAAGCGATTTGGAAAATGATAGTGGTTTTATTACTGAAGAAGATTTACCACCTGAGTATGATGACAGTGAACTTAGGGGTAAAATTGACAATATCAATGATACTAAAATCCCTAGTTTAATTAAGAATATTCAACTTTTATCTAATGGTGTATTTAGGGTTACTAAATACGATGACACCTACTTTGACATAGATACAAAGTTAGAAAAAGTAGTAACTAACTTTACCTATAATGCTACAACTAAAAACCTTGAATTAACTCTTGATGATGGAACTTTATTAACTATTCCGATGAGTGCATTTATTGATGATTATAGTGGTAGTGATGGAACACAATTTGTTGTTAATGTAAGTAGTGAAAATGTTATTTCAGTAACTATGAAAGATGGCACTGTTACTTATAACCAACTAGCACAAGCAGTTAAAGACAAACTTGATAGCATTGAAAATAAGGT